TCAACGTATTAATGACTGGCACTCACAACGCGGCTTTAAACGCGACCCAATTTTAGCCAAAAAATTCAACCCGCACCTGCCTAATATTGGTTATCACTTTGTAATTGACACTGACGGCACGGTTGAAACAGGCCGAATGGTTGGCGAAATCGGTGCGCATGTGAAAGGTCATAATCAATATTCGGTCGGCATTTGCCTTGTAGGTGGTATTGACGCAAGCGGTAAAAACTACGGTAAATACACCGAAAAACAATGGATTGCCCTGCACAAATTATTGCAAAAACTGGAAAGCGAATATCCCAGTGCACGCATTTGTGGACATCGTGATTTGAGTCCGGACATCAACGGTGACGGCACAATTACACCAAATGAATGGATTAAGGACTGCCCGTGTTTTGATGTTTGGACGTGGCTTGATAGTGAACAAGTCATTAATGTTGACCATTTATTTAAGGGGTAAACATGGGAATTGCATTATTTCTTGCGCTTATTTTGAGCCTGTGTTTTGCCGCAGTTCTCATACAGGACTTAGACCCCTTGCTTGGCGGTGCTTTTCTGGTCGGGGTGATATGTTGCCTTGTCGTTGTGTTTACGATGCTGGCTGTTGAAGATACTTGCCAAACATACGGCAAATTTAGTGTTGGTAGCACCATCTATCAATGCCAACAAATTCAGGGGGACAAATGAGCAAACGCGTAAAAAACACCA